AAAAAATACTGGTGTCGTCTCCTACACCGAGATCCCAAGCTGTCGAGACTACGCGATCACCGATCGCATCACACTCCAGGATGCGGCCTTCGGCGCGAACAGCAGCCATCTCGCTTGCGTAGAAGCTGCCCATGATCGCAGCGTTGAAGCTGCACATCATCTCGCTCTGATAGAGCGCGTTGCCCATGTCCTCGCCGTAAAGCGAGGTCAGCTCCCGGAGGGTTTCGGCAAGAGCTTCGTGTGAGACAGCGCCAGTATCTTCTGCGGTGAGGAGTTCTGCGAACCAGCCATCGGTTCGCTGTGCGTGGGAGAATAATTGTAAAAGATGATTGCGTCCTCGGGGAGTAGAGATCCACGTCGCCCAGCCTTTGTTTTCTTCCAGAATGGGCCGGTAGTAGCCCCACGCACTGGGGTTCGCGAGCGCCCACTCGGAGAACACGACACCGGCGAAAGATGATCCAATGCCACCGCCTGCCGTGACGGCATCACTGCCGGCAACTGAGAACGTTGATCCGTTGTGCCAACGGATTTGCATGATGTCGTCTCTTGTGTTCGATCGCAGCTCTTGTGGAAAAGCCTCATCGATGCGTCTCCGTCCTGTGTGCGGATTTACTGCGTCCCAGATGCCTTTGCGTGCATCGGTGAAACGCGGAAACATGTAGACGTAGTTGGCAGGCCGTTCGAACATCGCCATTGCCATCGCATGCAAAGCGATTTCATCCTTGCCGGCACGTCGATGCCAGATGGCGACGGCGCGTTTGCCGCCGTTCATGAGATAGCGCCATAGCTTTCGTTGATGAGGCCGCGGCTGCCACCCGAGATGCGGAAGATTGACGGTGGCGAGCACATTCATTCCTGGAGATCCTCATCCTCGAGCATCTTGCGCAACACGATGCGGATCTCGCCTTTGACTTCGTGGACCTGGTCTTGCGATGGCTTACCCCAGCCGCGGTCCATCAGCATGCCGATCGCGCGCATCTGGATCTCAGGCTCAACGCCTTCATTGGCGGTAGCGAAGCCGGCCAGCTTGGCGACGTTCGCCTCGGTGAACGACCGGCAGAGCGACTTTAAAGCCGCCTCATTCATTGGTGTTTTCTTTGTGGGATTAGGCACTTGTTGTCGGGGTCACCCCTCCCTGTTCTAGGCGCCGCACGCGCTCATCCAATTGATTAAGATCGTGCTTGAACTGATTGCGAGGCCAGACGATTTCCTCTTCGAGGTGGATGACGTTGGCGGCGAGATCGCTTTCGACGATGGCTGCGGTGCGTTTGATCTCTTCGCGGATTTCGATGTGCTGGGCGGCGATCAGGGGGATTATCTTGCCTCCAGCCATGGTGCGTCTCCAACGCGAAAAGGCGCATATGGCGCCACTAATAGTGGAACCATACGCGCCCTTTTGCTGGTCGTCTACCGCCTGCGCTGGCCAGTCGGGGTTGGCGGGATGGCGGGGCGGTGCTTGGTCTTGAGCATGAGGCGGAGCAACATCATGGTGGGGATCGGGATGTCGCGGGTGCCGTCGAGGTAGCGGGCGACCTGTCGAGAGGTGACGCCCAAGAAGCGGGCGGCGCCGGCCTTGCTCATTTTGAGTTCGTCGAGGGCCAGCTGGAACATGGTGGCCGAGGTGGTTCGATCGTGCCAAACCCAGTCGCTCATTCGCCCTCCTCCAGCTCTTTGTTGAGGTTGGCGATGGCGGCGAGCACGGTGTTGCCGAGGCCCCAGACGAGGCGCTCGCCGTGCTCTGAGGCGGCGTCGAGGCAGGCGATGTAGCGGCCGTTGGGGGCTGGCTGGACGATGACGGCGGTGCCGTCCGAGAAGGGAATGCGCATCAGACGGCTCCCTTGATCAGGCCGAGTTCACGGGCTTCGTCTTCAGGGACGCGGTCCCAATCGACTGCATCGCCGTTGGCGTCGATGTGGAGGGCGGCCCAGCCGTACAGGCCGTCGTCGCCGACCATCATTTCGAACTGGCAGTCGTTGATGGTGCGGGTGTAGCCGGTAACTCCGAGTTCCATATCCTGCATCTGGTCGAGCGTGGCGTAGGTCATGTGATGGACTTCCCTAATTGAACGCTGAATTGCGTTCAATTAGGTAATAGGACCATTGGTCCGGTAATGCAAGTGATCTTTTTCACAATAATTGAAAAATACCCATTGACGGATGCGGACCAATGGTCTATGTTCTGATCACTGAAACGGTCCATCACACAAACGGAGCAAGACAATGTCCTCGATCCACACCCTCATCGACCTCTTCACCGCCGCCCCGACCCTCGCCAACGCCAAGAAGCTGGTTGCCAAGACCACCCACAACCCGATGTCGGTTTGCCTGGTGCTGGCCGATGGCCTCGCCGCGGTCGAGAGGGCCAAGGCGCTCGTCGCCTCGGTGACCCCCTTGGCAGCCGCCACCACCTGCAAGATTGCAGAAGCCGCCGACAAGCTCGCTCGCTAATCCATCACACATCCATCACACAACAGGAGCCATCACATGACCAACGAAGAAGCCCAAGCCGAAATCGCCCGCTTCACTGCTGAAGATGCTGCCGCCGACGCTGTTATTGCTGAGTTCAAGGCAATGGGGCGCTCCCACGCCGCCTTCGCGATCGACCAGATCGACGCCTACGAGGACAGCCGCTCGTCCCACGAACAGAACCTGTACGACACGCTGGCCGAGCAGCACGCCTATCTGGCGCCGTTCATCATCGATGTCTGCTTGGATGCCTACAACGCCGCTTGGGACGCTCACCTCAAGTCCTGACACCACCTCACACATCCATCACACAACAGGAGCCATCACATGACCAACCTCACCACCCTGATCGACCAGTACGCCACCCTCAAGGCCGAGATCGGCCGCCTGGAGGCGCAGAAGAAGGCGCTGGAGGCGGCGCTGGCTGAAGTGCCCGCGGGCGCCTACGAGAGCGCCGACTATCGCCTGACCATCTCTGACGTGGTCGGCACCAAGCACGACAAGGTGCTCGGCGCCGAGGTTAAGGCGGTCGTCAAGCAGGCCGAGGCGGATTACCTGGCCTCCCTGAGCCGCCAGTACGTCACGGCGCACACCGAGGACACGCTGGTTCGCCGCCACCTCGTTGGCCTGCCCACCGGCAAGGCCTTGGCTGCCTAACCGACCAGGACCGCTAATTCGCTGAGTTAGCGGTCCACCCACCAACCCCACATTTGGAGCCATCACATGACCACCAACCCGACCCAGGCCGCCATCGTCCACGCCTACGTCAACGGCTGGCTGTCCTACAGCGCCGCCCGTAGCGCCTTGAAGGCGATCGGCATCTCGCCAGCCCGCGCCGTAGTTATCCTGCACGCCGGCTGGAGCGTCCCCTCGGCCACCCCTTCGGACTAGCTCCAGCCCGGCAGCTCGTCGAACGTCTCGTCCAGACTGTAGCCATCGCGGATCCTTTCCAAAGGGTCCGCGATGCTCTTTCGTATGGCGGTGACGGTGGCGCCGGGGAAGGTCAGCTTGCTATCGACCACCTCCCGATAGTTACCCAGTAACACAGCCAGCTCCTCGAGCGTGTAGACGGCCACGCGCCGGCCGTCGCGGGTGACGGCCCGGGCGTCCTCAGGATTGCGTACCAGCGCCGCCACGGTGCCATCGGGGAGGACTGTCTCCCAGACCAGCGGGGACAGCTTCTCTGCACCAGCCGCCTTGGCTGCCTTGTCCAGTGTCCACCACGCCACAGTCATGCGCCGTGCCTCTGTCCTGACATCCTCGGGTTCCTTGGCGTGATCGATCGCCGCCTGGAGGCGGAACCGTTGCCGATCGAACTTCTCGCGGAGTTCCGTATCGACCAGGAGGCGCAGGCGCCCTGCTCCCCAGTATTGCTCGAGGTCGATCGCCACGGCGTCGTTGCCGTCTATCGCCGCCTGCCCGGCGAGGTAGGTTCCTTTGGTGTTGTCCCAACGCTGTGTTGTTTCCGCCTGCTTTGCCTTCGCCATGTGATGGGTTCTCTGTTTGAGTGAAATTCCGGGGGACGCTACGCTACGCTAGCTACTGCTACGCTACGGTTGCTTCGAACAGCAAACCGTAGCGTCAACTGCTACGATTTTTATGTAGTGTTTTCAATATGATAACATCGTTTCGTAGCAGGTCGTAGCACATCGTAGCAGGGGGTGCTACGATGACAGTGTTCGCTTTTCGTTCGTAGCAGGGTTTGCACCGAAAG